ATTTCGCTTTGATATCTTTCAATAACTGCTTCTTGCGCATTCTTCTGGGCGGCTTCTTTTAGTTCTCTTGCGTCGATGATTGCTTGTTCTAACATAGAAGACATACATTTGCTCCTTTTTATATGATTAATTAGTTTAAATTATGTATAAATACCATTTTTCATTAGCGTTCTTTAAAGGTGTTTCTTTTTTGATGAGCCTTTTGAATTACTTTTTTTCTTCTTCGTCGCTCTTTTTTTCTTTTTTCAGAGGGTTTTTCATAAAAGCGACGATTTAAAACACCTTCAATAATTCTTTCTTTTTTTACTTTTTTGTTGAAGCGCTTTATCATTCTCTCCAAAGGCTCATCAACGAATCTTGGTTTTATCTCAACTCTAACTGGGCGGGGCATACAAGTCTCCTAAATCATATCGCGCCAATTTCTTCCTGCGATGGCCATAATCCCATTCAAGTCAACTCCTTCGTCATTCGGGTCGACACCGGCCAGTGCACCGGCTTGAGGGGGTGATGAAGGATTACCTGCTTTTGGAATTGGCTCGGTACCTTCAAAAATATTAGTGCTAAATCCTGCAGCATCTAACATTTTTCTCCTTTTTTCTTTTAGGAGTTCTTGTTTTTCTGCTAAAAGCTCTTCGTATTTTTCATCTTTTTTGGGCTCAGTATACGGGGCGGGTTTATTCTCAACAACGAGGTTTGAAGTAAGACCTCTTGCGACCTCAGAGACCACATTTGATAAGAGTCCTCCTTCAATAAGAGCATCTCTAACACACTCTTCCACAAGTGGTTTTAAAATTTTTTTTAATTCTGATTTTTTCATAAATTATCCTAATTTAATGGCATTTAACGCTCGATTTATACGATCACCTCTGGTTAAATAATTATTTATAGCTGCTTGGCCTTCCTTTAGATTTACATTAATTGTTCCTTTGTTTAGAATATAGGCTCCCGGAGCAGAAGGCTCGGAAACTGCGTCGAAACAAATTAATTGCAAATCGGGCTGGACGACTTGAACGGCGGCTCCTTTCCCGTCCTTGCTTTCCTTTAAAGAACCCAGCGCTCGGGAAGAAAAACCAAATTTTACTCCACTGTCATATAGTCCTCTAAGAATTTGACCAGAAGGGGTACTCAGCACTTTAATAGTTCCAATAACATCATCGCCATCCCACCAGATTCTAGTGACCATATGAGATGCGTTCTTGAGATTAATGACTGAATCATCTGGGTGGTCACATTCACCAAGTGCTCTGCGGTCTTGGACTAATTTTTGATAATTCTCAATTTCACGTTGTAAAACATCACGAGGGTAAGTTCGTCCATTTCCATTTGTTGCGTCACATTGTTGTAACTTCGCGGGGAAAACAAGAAAACCCTCTTGGACCATCCTTTTCTCATTCTCGTTCAGCAAATCCTGACAACCACGGTCATCGCACTTTAATTCAAAAAACTCTCTTAGAAGTACTTGATTCATTTCTTTTCCTTCGCGGTCGCTAACCGCGTGATTCTAGAGCCGCTGCAGCAGCGACGAACTGGTTGAAGCTTCCATTTTTTAGTTAGCATAGTTTATCCTTTGTCCTCTCTCAAAAAAACCTTTAAACCGAAGTCGTTTACCAAAACACTCAATAAATAACTTGTTCCCGAATTAAGACAACCCAATAGGAATGCATTAACCAGACTATAGTTAAATGTAAATAGTTCTGTATAGGGATTAATGCTGAACAAAAACACGCCAGTCCAGAATCCAAGACACATTGGGCAATGAAAAAGTTTGCCCATGCCACTCAACCATTCCTTAGACGGTCTAATACGATCGAAGATTGAACCGTACAAAATAATTTGCGTAAGTCCGTAGCCAATTAAAACAAAATATATAAAATCCATATTTACCTTTCTTTCTTTTCTTGAAACATACCGTAAGCCATGCCGGAATTATTCCCGGCAGCATTGCTTCCGTAATAATTTGTACCTTTTCGTGGTTCGTGTGGCACTTTGCCAAGTTCTGTTGTTTCGTCTTTGGGGGGGTTAGAAAGCTCTTGCTCGTAAGACTCTTGATAATCGTCTACAATATCACCATAATGCAATTCGCTTTTTAAAAATTTTGTTATCAAATAAATTGAGATCTGAACAGGGTCAACTGCTGGTTGGTTAATCTTATCAGGTAAAAGATCCCCTTGTAATGAACCAAAAATATTAGCTGCTTTAACAGAACCGTGTTTACATGCACCTTTTCGGGTCAGGTAATCAAAAAGACGTGACTGAACAGCGTAAACATGGTCCGCGTACTCTTTTTTTGGATAAGTGACAACACGATTTTCATCAGTGGAGATAAGAATATCAATATCGGGATGGTCTAAAATAACAATATCTCCATTTATGACTTTTTTTGCCTTTAATCTTAGTTTGGCGTCAATTGGATCATCAATTTTAATTTTAATCATTGGTGTTGATCTCTTTTATAAGTTGTTGAACTTGCGTAACTTTTAGAATAAGTGTTTCATTCAGTGGGAATTGAGAAGTTGTCTCTAAAAATTGAATTATTTTATCATATTTCTCTTTCATACTTCCGTCATTGGTTAGATCTTGGTCGTTGTAATTCTTTTTCATCTCTTCTAGTAATCTATTTATTTCCCGATCGAGATAAATCTTAAATTCGAGACCATCATCTTTAAACGATTTAATAAAATTGCTTATTAGTGTTTTCTGCTCTGACAACAATTTATCACCATATGTGTTGTTGAATCTTTTAACAAAAGTGTTAATGACCGAGTTGTTGATTTTAACTTCATTAGTCTCTTCGAGTTCCTCATCTGCGGTCATATTGTTGAGAATTTGTTCTTCAAGTAAAACTTTTGTTTTTGGCTTTAAATCGTCATTGAAGAGTTGGCCAATGCTTGCAAGGAATTTGTAAGAAGGGACAAAATTAGAAAAAACTGATTTTGAGATATTTTTGTTAATCTGGGAAATTATGTGGCTCTGTTCTTTAAACAGCTCCTCTTTGTCAATCCTGCTCCGCATTGTAATCGTCTCTTTAAGAATTTTAGATGCCAACTTTTCTGTTGTATTGTTCGTCTCTGCGAGTGTTTTATAAAAAATTAAATCTTTGTACAAGAGGCTTTTTTTGTTAAAATGTTTCTTTAATAAGGATACCGCGACATCTCGCTTGCCTACTCCTTCTTCCAAAGATTGTTTGACTACTTCTCTCACGAGAGCTTCGTAAATAAAACCAGTATTTCTTTTTTTATTGTGCTTATTCGTCATTTATTTGCTCCAAGTCTTCAAACAATTTTTTAACACTTTCGTCCGTTTCAAATAATTTGCGTTCTTCCTCATCATAATTAGTATTTTTTCCCTCAAAGATTCCCTTACTTAGTCCTAATAATTCTTTGGCGCCCAAAGAGAGGTCATTAAATACTTGTCGTTTGGGCATGCGAGCCGTTTCATGAGAGCCAAGAGCCCTCCAACTTCTTCTTCTTGCGCCTTGTGGTCTGTTATCAACTTTTTCTGGCTTGTAAACTTTACCTTTGGATTTGGTGGTGGTAGTTTCTCCAGTTTTGTCGTCAACATACTTTACATTTCTCCAGCGAAGTTTTCGTTTATCATCTCGATTTCCGGGAGGGGCTTCCGGTGTGGGGGCTTCTTCTGTTGGGGCTGCGATCAAGCCTCCGGGCTCTTCTGCTGGAGCACCTTCTTCTCCACCGGCTTCGCCTGCAGCGACGGCGAGATCTTCTTCACCTCCCATATCACCGCCCATGTCTGCGCCCATGTCACCGCCCATGTCACCAAGTCCTCCGCCGCCCATACCGGCATCGGGAGCTGCAGCAACACCTTCAAGTTCTGCTGCCACTTGCTTATCATAGAAAAGTTCACGTTGATTTCTAAGATATTCCTCATCAGAAATCTCGAAGATATTTTCTGCAACCCATCGTTTACTAAAATAGCCCTCTGGTACAGAAGCAACAGCATCGAATTTAGTTTTCCAATGTTCAAGCTCTTGCATCTCTGCAATCTTAGAAGGGTTATTTAATTTAAGTTTAAAATTTAAAAGGTCTTCGTTACGGAAGCCTAAAACATATAAATGGACAGTAGCAACCTTTTCAAGTTCTGAAAGAACACAGCGTTGAAGTCGATCAATTGTTCTAGCGAATCGAATGTCTTTTTGTGCCAAGGTACCCTTATCCTCAGAGCCACCTTCTCCATATGTCAAATAAGCTTGAGGTATTTTTAAACCTGAGAATAGCTTGTCGCGTAAATATTTAACGTCATCAATATCTCCAGTGTATTGTCCACCAGATATGCTTTCAATCTTGGTCTGTACACCACCCCTAACCGGGATATAATAATCTTCTTCGACAGACATTGGGTTATAGCGCAAGTCAACTTGGCCACTGGTGGGGTCAATAACTTGATTTCTCTTCATTGATGTCATAAATCGCTGCATAAACTGTTCAACTTCACTTGGAGGGATATTGCCGACATCAACATAAAAAACTTTTCTCTCTGGGGAGCGAACAATCCGGTAGGCCATCATCGCATCTTCAAGTAACGTAAGCTGGCGCCAGATTCTTCGAACGGGATCCAAAACAGAAGTTCCATAAGGAGCAAATTTGTCATTACCTAAGATTCTAAAGTGTGCAAGCTGCCAGTTTTCTAGTGTGATACCAGCGGAATTCCATTGATACTGAACATAGTTGGGATTTTGTTTGTCCTCACCCTCAATTCTTTCGACCTCGCGTGTTGGAAGGCCAATTACCTGTTTAATACCAAGTTTCTCGTCAATGTCAAGGTATAGATAAAAATCTCCATATTTGCACATGGTGCGTGACCAGCCAAATAGGTTGTAATTGACATTTAAAACCTGATTGAAAAGAATTTCAAGAATGCCTTTTATCTCCTCATTGGAGGACTTTATGTTAAGCATGGTATTATACACATTAAAGGTGGTCATTTCGTCAGAATAGATGTCTAATGCAGAGGCGATCTCAGGCATGAACTCCATTTGATCGAAGTCGTTGTAACGTTGCACGCGACTCTGTGTTTGCATTGCAAAGCTTGAAAAGTTGTTGTAAGGGTTATAATCGTACCGTTCAAATTTTTGACCAGCCACATCTTTGAAGGAAGAAGCATATTTATCCATTCTCCTTCGACGAAGTTGTCGAGTATTCTGCGAACGATAATTTATGATTGGTCCAGAGAATAATCTTGTTAATCTTTTAAAGAGTGCAGATTCATTATTTTTAGTGTTTTTAGATTGGTCGGCCATTTCTTATCCTTTTATAATCCATAGATGTTGTTTATTTTTTATATGTTCGTCAAAAGCTTTCTCCAGCGTAGATGATTTGTGCATGCCGGGAATATTGGTGTCTAAGTGGGTGTTTGAGGTCATGACTGAGTTCATAAAAGCTTTTTTATATTCAATATCTTTTTTATTTTCGATAATCGCTGTGTCTCGCACCCAACAACCAATAGACGCAGCCATTACTAAATCGTCATTATAACCTCGTTGAGCTTCTGGGCGACCATTCCTCCAAATAAACGTATCTAATTCACTCGCAAGTCTCGTAGAATAAATAGTTAATACTTTATTTCTAATAAATTCTTCAAACTTAGCGATGATTAGTGGTCTAGTTTTGGAAGATGTTGTAAATCCCGGAATAACCGATGAGTCACCCTGTGCTGCATATTGGTCTACATATTCATGAGTGCTTTTTTTAGAATAAAAAATGTTTTTATATTCTTTTTCAATTAGTTTGTCCAGAACATGATAGCCAACAGAATTATTCTCAACTACCAGCATGGCGCAATTATATTCATTGCCAGAAGTGAACAAAATCTCGGCAAACAAGTCAGGAGTTGGTTTGCCTTTATATTCACACACCAATTCCATTGTCTCTAATTTGAAAACATGAAAGGTACTGGAATCAAGCCCGTCGCCTCTTGCCACATCAGCCACCAGCAAATAATTATTTTCGTCGCTTGGCTCTTCCCAAATCCAAATGTTCCTATCAAATCCAACTTTATATTTTGGCTCAACAATATTCGATTTAATCCTTACGATGTCATCTGGATGTATAACAGTATCACCGGAAGTATTAAAATTACACTCATACTCCTGCGCAATTTGCCGTTGGCTCATATTTCGGGTTTCTGTTTCAAACCACTCTTTATCCCTGTCGGGATGCTTACCCCACAGAAGTTTAACCGGAAAGAATTCATTCTGCCCACTTTCGGCACTCACATAGGTCTCGTGGAACCAATCTCCTACACCGTTTGGAGTTGAAATGGCTATGCATCGCCCACCAGTTGAAATTGTAGGATATAAACCAGTCCAGAGATCTTGAAGGTTTTCTATGTGTGCGGCCTCGTCAATCACTAATAACGACAAGGCTTCAGAACGACCGGCGTCGCCTGAAGTAGAAGATGCTTTCACTTGGCTCCCGTTTGTAAGTTCAATACTGTTTTTATTGTCAACGCTGAAATCTGAGATTCTTAACCAATCAGGCAGATGTTTTAAAATTGTTTTAACTTTCTTGACCATGTTTGCGGCAGTAGCCAATTTAGTGGCAATTATTAAAACATTTTTATCTCTATGGAATAAACAAAGCCAAGCTATGTAAGCTGCTGTAATCGTTGAAATTCCAAGCTGTCGCGCCTTTAAAACAACAATAAAACGATGCAAGTCAAGATCGTCAACCAGTTCGCTTTGAAAATCATAAGTTTTGAAAGGTATTAAACCCTTTCCTGGGTGTGGAATTTTAGCATAAGTATTGATAAAGTAAACCGGCTTTTTGCCACACTTGACTATCTCTTTTATTATCTGTTCTTTGGTTAATTCGTAGGCCATTAATCATTTTTTTTAGTAACATTCGATGGTTTTTTGTCAGACTTCTGTGCAAGGAAATCTTTAAAATTTTTCTCAAGTCTATCTTGAGATGGTTCGCCCACCGGGAGAACATCTTTCATATTTCCAATAGTATAAGTTTTTTTACACTCGACCCAAGTTCTAATCTTCGACATATTTTGTAAAAACATATCCAATGGACCGTCGTCTTTTAAGCTTAGAGTATTGCCTGTAACGTTTTTATATTCTTTCTTAAGAAACTTAATGATATCGGAATAAGTCTGCTCTATTTCTTGCTCTAGTTTTTTATTATGAAAATCCTTTAGCGGAAGTTCTGACTGGTAAGAGACAATCATTTGAGGCCCACTAAGACGAACATTGAACCCGTCCATTACTCGTGAATCTTTAATAGAGTGTCCTTTTTCTCTTTTCAAACCAATCTTAATTGGCTCACCATCTTTATTTGAGGCACCATCATATGCGTTTGACGCTGCTTGATTGATCCCTTGAATTATTTCGTATACTGTAGCCATTTATTTTTGCTCCTTATTGGGCCTCCAGCCGTTGGCCCATCTTTCTTCTCGATCTTCAACCCATTGAATATAGCAATCCCAGCAACATTCAAACTTATTCATATAAAGATCATCTCTTGCGCTAAAAGAATATGCTTCACAAACCAAACAAACTCTTTTAGTTTCCTTACTAATTAGATTTTTTGCTAGTAAAAAACCATCTTTTTCTGTTTTCTCATGATCTTCGTCTCTTTTTCTTTTGTTCTTGTAAATCTCTTTAAGCTGCAAAAGGTATTCTTCTTCCTTGAAATCATCCCACAGAGACTTGGGATTTAAAATAGTTTCCTCTCCAAATTTCTTTGCGATTGCTTTTTCAACGGCAGCTATTTTGTTAAAATCTTCCTTTATCCTACTCATAAGAAATCGTTTGCCACTCCCCATTCGCTACAATCTTTAAGCGGTGCGTATCCTCTTCATAAAGCATCAACCCATTAAGAGCAGACGTGGCTGTGGGCTTAGACGCAGCTGGAACTCGTGGCAGCAAGAGACCTTCTCCGCTGGAAGATAATTCTAGTATTGCATTTGTGTTGGGGCTCGTTGTTCCGATGCCCACATTTCCATCTTGTTTGATTGACATTCTTATATTGCTATTGGTTTTAAAATTTAAATTATCGTTACCGTAGTCGTTGTAAA